ATTTTTCCATTAGTTCCTATAACCCTAGGTTCGAAGTAACATTCCTCTCGTGTTACGATTGGCATCTGAGTTCCTCCTTACAATTCATCTCATACAACCGTTCCAGTACTTCTGTCAGTCTTGTCAGTTCCTCATTTTCAGCACCACAATCAATGTATACCTTTGCATCATTAAATTCCTCTTTGTATTTTTCGAGATATTTTCTTGCTGCTTTTCCTGTTAAGAACTCTCCTGTATAGTAATTTTCATATCTGTAATAGTAAACTTTATACTTAATTCCATACATTTCACAAAATTCAATTAAGTCATCAAATTCTGATGTAGAATCCAAACAGCCATATTCTCTTTTTATAAAAGCGACTGCTTCTTTGACCTTGTCATCATAAAATAAATGAAACGAACCCTCGTTATCAGATATGTCAATTTTTCTAAAGTCTTCTAAACCTTTTTCGCAACTATCTCTCCTTACATCCTGTATCCTAAATATCAACGGCTTTCTTGTACCTAAGTTATCTTGTGTCTTCAGCTCCTTGCCAAGTTCAATTAAGTAATCTAAATCTTCTTTATTGCCTTTGAATACATCACTTATCAATAACATATCTTCCTCCTTAACAAATCTTAATATTTTCCCGTCTGAAACTTCCGTTGCAACTTTATGTTTTAAATAAAGCATTTGTAAGCTTTCTGTCCATAATCCCATCTACAAATAAACTCCGACTATGCAAGGATCATCTTCCGGATACCGAGGTAAAAAATTTAAAAACCAAGGCATCTTTTTAGATATCTCTGCCATAGAATCAGCAGTTACAACATATTTTGTAGGCTCATGACTCTGCTGTGGTAAATAAGAGTTGAATTTCTTTTTATTTAACTTTCTATACTTCCACAGCCTAGCAACATACTTTTCATTGTATTCAGTAGTATTTTTATAAACTACAATCATTGGTGTCGTTGCTACAAGAGTAAGTAATTCACCAAGTGTTTCAATTTTAAAAGTTTCTAAAATTACATCCGGATCATTTAAATTCATATATCTTACACCTCCACAAGCTCAACTTTACCATTGAAGGAAACTATAATAAGCTTTTTTCCACACATGCAATCAACTATCTTGTTTCTATTAATTTCATTGATTTGATGCGGTGTATTGCATATAGGGCATTTGACCATGTCGTATTTATTTTTCAAGCTTTTCACCCCTTAATTTATCTTTAATTACCTTCAGTTTGCTAAGCTTCTTTGAAGCAAGGACAGCATATTTGCTGTCACATTGCTTCTTATAAAGTTCCAACCTTTTATCAGTTCCTCTAATCTCTGATTCAATCAGATCAAGTACCGTTGTAACCTCCTCAGAAGTGAGTTGGGCTTTAATAGTTACGTTCACTTCAAAACCCTCCTAACTTTAAGACTGGCTTTATTAACAATGTCTATGTATTCATCCCTATCCTTGACTATTAGCCAATTGTCAGGGTCTAACCTCTTTTTACTCAAGAATTCCTTTTGCCTCCTCGTTGGTCTTGTACCTCTTTTCATCCGTACGCCCTCCTCTTCAATATAGACTTTCAAGCCTTTGTCATTCTCAAAAACAATTGTTTTGTTCTTGAATATAATCATTGAAACAAGAGTCAAAATCCAAACGATGCTGAACAGAGAATGCATTATACTTGCCATAATTACCTCCTGTTTGCAATTAATCCTGAAAATTAATGTTTGAACATCATCTTATAACGCATTGCGTTTTCAGTAATTTCTTTCGTAATTTTTTCACCGTTTGTCTCTTCCAAGCAAAGTTCCAATATTTCTACAAAATTACCCATACCACCAAATGCATAATCTATAGCAACATCTACAAGCATATCAGCACTTTTTTTGTCTATATTAAAACCTTCCAGTATTTCATAAACTTCTTTTTTCTTGATACCTTCAAATTCAAACTTGATAAGCCTTCTATAAAGCTGCGCCAGGTTGTCCTTTCCATTACCACCAGTTACAAGATGCTTTTTCAGCTTTTCAGTACCTACAAGGACTATTGGAACCCTTGTTTTGTCCCATATTTTCCTTAGGACCTCAAACTTATCTATATTCCATTTTTTCAAGTATTCAGCTTCATCAATGATAAACATTATTTCCTGACCGGCATATTCCTTGATTATTTGGTTAATTTTCTTATGAGAAGAGCCTCCTTCAAGCACAATACCTAAGCTGTCGGCTATTTCATCAATCAGGTCGTTTTCTCTCATTCCACTGCAGGCTTCAATTACAACCACATTATCATTTCTTTTCGCATACTCTTCAATTGCTGTTGTTTTGCCACAGCCCGGAGCTCCAATCATGCAGCCCATCTTTTTTCTCTTCATGATGTCATCCAAGAAGCCCAGAGCTTTTATAAACTCTTCTGTAGGATATATTTCTATCTCAGTTTTGAATGCAACCAAGCTGTCAACATTCGTGATACTGTTACTGTAATAGTTAAACAAGAAATCCGCTACGGCTTCCTTTACCTTATCCGTTGCCTGAAACTGATTTGCCAAGTTAGATATATTTGCTCTGTTGTAGCCTATCTGATTTGCAACCTGAGTGTAAGTTAGACCACAATCATCCTTAAGCTTTTGTAATTCCTTCCCTAATTCTTCACAGCTCATATTTTTAAAATTTTTCAATTCAGTATTTGACATATAAACCTCCTATTTTCCGATAGCTTTTCTAAAAATTTCTTCACCGGCTTCCATAAACCTCTTGTCTATAGCACCGCTATTCACATCATTTTCAAATTGTTGTTTTTCAAAGCCTTTTTTGCTTCTTTCATTCAGACGGATGACCTTAGCTTCATCAAGAGCCTTTTTGTTTTGCTTAGGAGTAAATAGAGTTTCTAAAACATCATTATCCACATAGTTGCTCAGCATCATCCTTCTTACCTCATCCTCAGTTACTCCATATTCCTTAACAGCATCCCTCGTTGCGCTTAAAGCCTTAGCTTTCAATTTTTGCCATTTCTTGATATCTTCTTCGGTTGCCTTCATTGACAGCAGTTCCTTGTTTTGGACCTTACAAGTCAGCTTGCCTTCGATATAAACATACAACTCACCGATATTGTTCAAATCGTACCTAACAACGCATTTCTTTCCAATATACGGTATAACGTCATCATTCCAGAACCATTTGCCAAACTTCTTTATACCGGAGCTTAATATTTCTCTCACATCAGACTTAGCCATAAACATATCTAATTCTTCAGCAGTAGGCATATCGTTCCTAATTTTAGGTGCTTCGTTCATAACCTCTGCCGGAGACTTTCCGCCTAAAGCCGGAAGTGGTTCATTGTTATAATCATTCATATAACCTTCAATAACCTTTACTAAAGTTTCAATTCCTATATCACGGATTAATATATCATTCTTATCCAGATTATGCGGTCGTTCCCCGATGCTCTCACCACAGAACCCTGGAATATATCTGCTCAAATTACTGCTAAAGGTTTGAAAAAATCTTTCAATAGGTTTAGCTTTAGCGTTGTATGGTATCGCAAACCTAGTATTTATATCAAACGCTTTAAACAGACCGTCATATGTATTAAAAAATTCTTCCTTTGTCTCTGCGTTTAAAAATCCGCTTTTATAATCCAAGCCGTTATCCATGTAGCACGTGCCCGGCATCCCTCCCGGCAAATTGCCCGTACCTAGGATTCCGCTTCGGAGGGCTGCAGCTATAACGACCGAACTGCTGTGATTTGCCAGGCAGAAGCCAACTATTCCTCGACTCCTCATGTCCATCCATGCTGACATAGTATACCTTTTGATTTTTCCGTTTTCTGGTGTCCAGATAGCAAGCGTATGACCGTCACCAACCCATATCTCATTTATGAGCAAATCATCATATGTCCTTGTAATACACGGAGCATATTTAGCCTTATATGCTCTTTCGCCAGCAAAAGCCAGATATTTTTCCGTCTCGGCTATGCTGTTAGTAATCCGGCTTATCGTAGACAGTGATGTTTCTTCCCAGCCCATTTCTTTTGCTTTTTGATTATATATCTTGAGTACATGCTGCTTCTTGGGCTTTATCGGCTGCAGATACACTCCCTTTATAAATTTTACGGCTTCATCCGGTAAGGAGAAGGAACCTTTATCACTTTTTGGTTTCCGGATTAAACCGGTTATTCCTGATTCTTCATACTGCTTTTTATACATGTATAAGGCTCGTTGAGAATATCCATATTCCTCACAAATAGCTTTAACGCCATCTTCCTTCTCACCATGCTTTAAATTACAAAGTTTCAGAACAGCATCCTTCTTTCGTAAAGCTTCATCCAATTTTTCTTCAAATTTATCTTCGTACATTTCTTTCAATTCTCCCAATGTGTAATTTTCAACACATCTGGCTTTATTGCAACTGTCGATTTTTGTGTCTATTCTATGACTTAAAAAATACTGCTTCTGTTTATCAACCGGAAGAGAATATAAGTCAACCATGTAGGTTTTTTGGTTTTTAAGACCTGTTATTTCCTTTACTGTAAATTCATCTAACTTTCTTCTTATAGTTCTTTCCGTAACTCCATACAAATCAGCTGTATCTTTCACGCTTATCCAACAAGCCATACATTTCCTCCTTTACATTTCTGAGGATTTTGGTATAATAATTGTAGAGATATTTTAAAGTTGCAGAATGCAGGAGCAGTACATTGGAAGTGTTGGTGCTCCTTTTTTCTTGCTTGGTGACCTTAAAATATCTTCTTTCATTTTTTGCTATCCTCAATGTTGTCATTACTTAGTTCTGTTCTTACATCGCCAAGGCTCAAAGAACTATTTGAAAGTCTATCAAGTGCATCTCGTATTACTGCGATTCTTGCAGTTTTCTTTGTAATAAATTCCTGTAATTCATCTTCCTCTTTCTCAATCATTGCTGTAAACTCATGAGCTATAATTAGATGCATATCAATTTGTTCCTGTAAAAACCCCTTCAGGTACTTTTCATTTAGAAGATTATTCTTAAATAGCTTAGTTACTGCTTTTACGCTTTTTTCTTCGTTTTCCATTTTGTATTTTTGCAGTTTTTCATTCATATTACACAACTCCTCTCATGTTATATTCATCCTCATCAGGATCTAAATTTAATTCTTTATAAATTCTGTCAATGTACTTATTACCCGGTCGCCTGCCACGTATTATGTCAGCTAAATATTGTTCATCCATATTTAATTTTTTAGCCAGGTCCCTTTGAGTCATATTCCATTCAATAAGACCTTTTTTGATTTTCTTACCTCGTGGAGGCAAAGGAATTTTACTAATCTTCATTTTTACAACTCCTTTTACTAAAAATTACTGGCGAAAGGTAGGACCGCCCTAAAATATGAAATAGATAGGATATTACAAAATATTTCATATTTTTTCCAATTAGGACAAGAATTTTTGTATCTTTTTTGGAACTTCTGTGATATCATGTTGACGTAAATTTATATCATATCAACATTATAGTACCAATATTAGAACTTGTCAATTAAATTTATTCTATTTTTAGAACTTTTATTAGAAAGAGGTGATATGTTGGAAAGTATCGGAGAAAGAATTAAAAGGCTAAGAAAGTCATTGAAATTAACACAGTCCCAACTTGGCGAATTGATTGGAAAATCAAAAGGCAATATCAGTGGTTATGAAAATGGAACTTTCGACCCGTCAGCAAGTACTATTATTGCTTTAGCTAAGTGTTTCAATATTAGTACCGATGAATTGTTACTTGGTCGTAGCTCACAAAATAATAGTTCACTATCCAAAACTGAAAGAGTTTTAATTAGTAAATTCAATCAATTAGATGACATAAAAAAAGAACGAATTTTAGAAAGAATTGATACATATCTTGAAGTTCATGAAGCAGAAAAACATAATCTATATATGGTGGCAGAATCAAGAATTCCGTCAGCATATGAAGCGAGTTATATTGATAAATCAAAAGTCACAATTAAACATATTCCGATTTTAGGACAAACTGCTGCAGGACCTCCTATGGATATCATAGAAGTTGGAGGTGGAGATTATGTGGCAGTTCCTGAGACAGTAGATGCTGATTATGCATTGTTTGTAAAAGGGGATAGTATGTCTCCTACAATCAAGGACAAAGACCTTGTTTTTATCAAAAGTATGCCGGAAGTCGAAAACGGCACTGTCGGAGTAGTTGATATTGACGGAACTGTAACCTGTAAAAAAGTACATAGATACAATGGCAGAATGGAACTCATATCATTCAATAAAGATTATGATCCGATTATAGTAGATTTATCTGAAACACCAGTTAGGATTATAGGCAAGGTTGTTTTTTGTAAAAATGCTGAATCGAATTTTTTCACCGTTTAAGTTTAATGACGTAATTTTATGTCGTTTTAATATGTGAAACAAAAAAGCAAAATTATTATGAAGTTCATTGAAATTTCAATATATATTTTGCTTTTTTATTTTAATGTCCGCATGTCCGCTATCAGCTTTTTTTAACAATCTTTTTGAATGCCTAGGGATATTGAAATTCAGCCATTATTTTATATGTCCGCTATCAAAAAAATTTTTTCAAAAATGTCCGCTATCACGTCTTAATTCAAACTCGTAAAATCATATTTTTCAGCCCACTTTAATTCTCGTCGTTAGTTGTTTAACGCGTGAATTTACAATAAAATAACGCTGTCGTTAAAAAACGTAAATCAGCGTTAGAAATATTTTTGCCCTGGCAGCACGTTTTAGTTATAAAACTCTGTTTGCAAGAAATCATGAAAATATTTATTCAAATTTTCTATCGTTTTTTATCCCGTCGAATCCCCGTCAACCCCTTGATATCCCGACATTTCCCACGTATTATTTATATATTTTTGATATAAATCTTAATATTCCCGTATTTGTAATTTATCTTGAAAGATTACATACAACAATTTTTATATTTTTTTCCACTTCCACATGGGCAAATTGAATTTCGGGAATATTTTTTACTCATATCATCACCTCTATCATAAGATTATTAATAAATTAAAGATCACATCATAAAACTTTTTCATTAAAAACAATAAATGGCACAACATGCATCGAGGAGACAATCCGCTCTTTCATCTAATCATAGGCAAATAATACCACATTTTTGTCAGATAGTCCATAAAGATATCACCTTTTTCAAATTTGCGTTGGAATCCCCACTGAATATCCTCTCTTGTATTTCTGCTTTCATCCTGTGCCAACATACCTCTTAATGTAATTTCATATTCATTATTTATATTTATTGAATCTAAGTTCATTTGTATTCCTTCATCATCTATATAAAATATTATGGTGCACTAATATTTTATCAAAAAAGAAAAAACGTGAAAGTCATATCATCATTCTTTCACGTCAAAATATATTTCTATTTATAATACCGCAACCTTACTATTTATCAGCCTTACAGGCATTGCAACAGGATTATGGTCTCAAAAGTATCTTGCAGCCAATCATCCTTCGCTTCGCTCGGCTTCTTAGGCAAGCCTTGCATGAGGCGTACCTCTGCTTCTTCAGTCGTTTCACTCCCTCACAAACAGGGTTACGGCTTCAACGTGGCTCGAGAGGACAGAACGAATGTCATTTGAGCTATCGGTAAAAGGAAACATATCTACGGTGTTTTTACGCCATCGGTAGACGGAAACATATCAATCAATATTCAAAGAAAACATCTCAATGAATAAGTCCCTAAAAGGTTCATCAAGTGTGGCACAAACGAGTTTACTCCAGGTACTTATTTCAATAACTTCGCTTTCAACACACCAGATTTTATAATGTTCATCACCGTATTTATCAATTGGTACTTTTGTATCTGTCACAGCATCCCTAAACTTTTCTTCAAAGATTTCTTTTGAGTACTGATTTACAGAAAAATCAATATGATTAAAGACTTTTTTATCTGGATAGTATTGTGCGTGAACATAATTTGTAATTACAAAGTTATCTATAACTTTTTCTGGACTCCATAGTTCTTCAACCTCAATGTGATAAAAACTGCAACCCTCACTATCTCTATCCGGTTTAATTATCATAAGAACCTTATCTGTATGCTTGGGATCATAGTGAACTATGATTTCCTTTTTAGTGACTAGCTTTTCTATATCCCCAAAATCAACTGTTATTCCACGATATTTTTGAAAACCCATAGTCGCTGTGCTTATCATTTTATCTGCTGGTACAGCTACTTTATCGTCACACCTAAAAAATAGTTTTTTATTAATAATTTCTTTGTTAATTATTTTAATAGTATACGGAACATCGTCAGTAGCAGCTCCAATTGTAGTATCAAAGAATATATTATAAAGGTAGTATATTCCATCAATAACAAAACCTTGCCGCAAAAACTTGGCTTCATTTACTAAGCTTAAACCATATTTATTATGAGGATTTCTTAACACTTCATATTTGCATATTTCTGAGATACCCTCAATTTCTATCATTTTACTTTTTATTAGGGAACATACTAATGCATATACTAACAACTTATGGTCAAGTTCAAAATAATCCTGAAATCTTAACTTTGATGATATAACGGAAAAGAATATTGGCACACCTTTATTTATTTCTTCATAATCCTTTTTAGGTTTCAATAAGCGAACACCAACATACCAAAAACTCTCATCATCAAAGCATAGCCTACATAATTCTTCAACATCTACTTCACATTTCAAGTACTCTTGATAAGCCTCTTCAACTAATGCTGATAAAAAATATGGTATATTATCCGGTTCATGAGTAAATAGCCAAAATGTATCAGCAGCATAATGTTTTAAGTATATATTAGGATAAAAGATATGAGCCACACCCCCATGAGGCTGCTTTTTCATACTTCTATAATAATAATTTGTCTCTCGAAACAAATCTGAATCTACTATTTTATCAATTAGAAATGACAAATCTTTCTTTTCACACAATTATCTTACCTCCTACCTTCAATCGAAATCAAAATTATTCTCTTTTTAAGTTTGGTAAAACAGTCTCTAAATACTCCTGCCAATAATCATTATCGCCTTCCATATCATGAATCCAATAATACATAAATAAAATTTCGAATTCCTGCTTTCTGCCTTTTGTAAAGGACTTTTTCTGCATTTTTCTATACAGTGAATCCAGATTAAAAAGATTACTTTTCTGCTTATAATCGTAATCGTACTTTCTCCAAGTATTCTGGCTTTTCTTTCTATGAGTTGAAGGCCAAATGTCCTCATTATTATAGAAACTATTTATCCAATCATAAGCAAAGGCAAGAAGATTAACCTGATGCTTAGCCCAAGTCTTATCAATCCAATCATTTATTTCATCTGAAATACTCGGTATCCCGAAATTGAATCTTTGTTGACTTTCTACCCTGTGATAATCTTTTATGAAAAGAAAAAGCATCTCTGTTTGGTCCTTAAGAAACGGTAACCTTTTAATGAGCTTTGAATAGCAATCATATGAAACATTTCTAAATTCACTCTCTGCATTATACAGAAAGAAAAACTCATTCTCTTTTACAATATTCCCAATGTATTTGTGTAGTTGTTTCCCATATTCACTATAAATGCCAACAACCCATTCTCTAACTTCAGGCTCATACTCCCTAAGCTGCTTACTATACTTCTCCAGCTTTTCATTATGCAGTACTGTTTTTTCTTCAGCTTCATTAATATTCAGATAGTTGTTAAAATACTCAAATACATAATCAACACAGCTTTTCATATTTTGAGTACGTTCATTAATGTCAAATTCATTGAGCTTATCTTCTTTTTTTCTTCTATAAATGTATTCCTCAATACTTAGCATATAATCACATCCATATTAAAACTTACCACGTGTTTGCATATCCTCTTTGTACCTTGTTAAAATTCGCATATATTCTTCCGGTTCATCATTCTCACAGTCCAGTTTTATCACTCGATCTACAATCGGTTCTAAAGAATCAGGGTTATACCATGGCTCTTTAATGGTTAGATAAATAATCTTTTTTGTTTTTTGATGTTTGGACATTTCTTCAAGCATATTAATTTCTTCTTTATTTTTAGTGACACTAACGATTGGCCATACAATCATAAAATCGAAAGCATAATCATCATATTTTTCACTATTACCTTTTGTAGTTAGATTGTCAAAGAAAATTGTAAGATTTGATAATTTCATCCCTTGTCCGTATTTCTTTGGCACCTTTACATCATAAAGTTCTGCCCATCGAAAAAATTCCTCCATACCATCTTTAGATGTATGAATCAGATTAATCAGACCCTTCCAATTTCCTTGGGCATTCAGTGCTTTAAGAAGTGACAGATGCTTTTCCTTATCTGCAATACCACTTAGTAATAATGTTTTTTCTGTTTCATTCTTTAGAAAATCTACAATTTTATCATAAGCATTTGTTACATCAGACATTTTAATACACCCTTTCATTATAAAATTTACAATTTTTAATCTATGGCATTTTTTAGGCTACTTTTTAATAATATCACGGAGAACATTTTTCAGTGACTTCTCCAATTTAATCATATTAGAAGTCAAAAAAGCAATCATCTGTGGCCAATCTTCTTCGTTAAACACGCTTACGTTTTTTAGCCAGTAAGCTATTCGGCTTCCTTTTCCATCATCTAATCTTTGCCAGTCAAGTTCATCTCCAAATGATGATTCAATTTTTTCTTTATGCCCGTAGATATTATCAAAAAGTTTTTTGTTTTCTTCTTGCAAGCCTTTGTTAATCCAAAGTTCAATTCTTGCGAAGTTGCCGGTGATAACAAAAGTATACGCTATGCCGCTGTGCCCACTGCCACAACCTAGCCAATTATCCTTTGAAGGACTAATGTTCTTGAATAGGTCAGATTTCTCATTCATATCTTGTAGGAGGCGTGTCCAGAAATCAATCCTTACAGTATGCCTTGTTTGATTCTTCTCTTTGCTAATCAATTCTTCTTGCTTCTTATTTGCTATCTTTATCAAATATTCTTCTGCATCTACAATAGGAATAATTTGCTCTGTATCAAGTAGAATCTGACCTTTTAATTCGTATGGTGTGACCCTTATACATTTTATTTTTATATTATGGTCCAACAACCACATAGCTGTAGAAGTTACCTCTTTTCTAAAGTTTGCTGCAATCATAATGATTCTTTGGTCGTCATTATTTAACTCAATTTCACTAAAATCTTCTACCCCTAAAAAATCACACAACACTTTCTCTGAATGTTCATTTTTCCCTTGCTCATCTAAATATTTTTGAAAAATATCTTTGATATCACCCTTAGTTAGACCCGAACAGTAGGATGCATATTTAAGAGATTGCCATACAACATCCTTGCCACTATCATCTAACTTATTTTCAATAATAACAAGATTTCCATTTTCATCAATTGCCAATAAGTCCAGTCTTTCTTTTGTATCATCAAAGCCACAAAATTCCTTTTGTATAATAAGCAACCTCTCACCAAGAATATCGGTATTTTTGCATATCCACTCTTGAAGATGTTTTCTTTCCTTGAACTCTAACTCCTGGAATGTTTTTCTGCTTATTGATATTGCTTCATTTTTATCCTTGTCAATTAGAAACATTAAACCCATCCTCCTAAATCTCTATTATGTAGTATCTGCTCTTATTATAAACCGGTCTCCAAGAAAAATGGTATCTACCTTTTAATGTGATGAAGTCTTTTCCTTTCATTGACCCTGTTGGTTTAAAAATTTGTCCGTAAACCGCATATTCTTCTCTAAAGTATTTATAAATGCCTTCGTTGTTGCGTCCTTCATAAAATGGCTTGTCAGATACAAGAGTAACAGCAGCTGTTTTGTTAAATCCTCTTTCTTTAAGCTCTTCCATGAATTTTATATCTTTCACGAATGAATACATCTGCTCAGGATACTGTCCATTAAGCGGATGCTTTAGTTCAATGGCATACTTTTCAGATTTATCTTCATTAAAAATAGTTATGTCTATTTCCTTCTTAATGGTGTTGTTGTCTCGTGTGAAATAAGACACATTCCTTTCAAATTGAATTCGGTGCCCCTTAAGCTTTTCTCGTAAAAACACACCTATCTCATGTTGAAGGCTAAACTCATTATAGATTTCAATATTATTAGACTGTGTATACAAGAAAAAATCATCTACTAATTTCTTTAAATCAAGCAAATCATTCACCCCTATTCATGTTTATGGAAGCCACAGTTATTAACTGCCCCTCATAAACGTTTGTATATTGCCTCAAACTTTATGTATTTCTGTTGATTTGAAGAATAATATTAACAACACTGATAATGATATTATATATAAATTGCCAACTTTAGTCAATTTACAAAAGAAAAACGCCAATCAAGAGAATTTATCTCCTAATTGGCGGTCGGGTACGAAATTTATGTTCAAGCATCTAATTCAACACCTGATTTGAATCTAACAGCGATTTTATCATCAAATATCGTAACTTTTTCAATAAGCCTCCTTACCATTTGTTCATCATATTCCTCCAGCTCGGTTGACTGCTCATTCAAGAAAGTAGTCATCTCAGCGATTCTTTGCCTTATTCCTTCACGCTCTGCATTTTCAACCAATGCATTTTGTTTAATGTCCCGTAAGCGGTAAATTTCTTCAGCTACTTCGTTATAGTCATTTTTAGACTTTGCCTGTTTAACAAGTTCCTTTTGTAATTCTTCTAATTTTAAGTCAATATCATCTGTAGTATTATCTTTTTTCTCATTAAGAACAGTAGCTATGTTTTTCTGTAGTGTTAAAAGAAATGGCTCTTTATTAACCAAAAGCTCATTTATAGCTTTTACAACTGCTTTCTGTAATGTTTCCTCATTTATGGTAACGGAAGTGCAGTCAGATCCCTTTTCCTCCAAACGGCTGACACATCTCCAGACGATAGACCTGCATCCACGGTTGTTCCAGTGTACCCGTCTGTATATATCACCGCACTGACCGCAGTAAACGATGCTTGATAAAGCATATTTGCTACTATAAACTCTCTTTTTACCGCCTTTGCCACTTTGGATGCTTGCCCTTCGAACCATTTCTTCTTGAACTTGCATAAAAAGTTCACGGGGAATAATAGGTTCATGGCTGTTCTCTACATAATATTGCGGAACTATGCCGTTATTCTTAACCCGCTTTTTAGAAAGGAAATCAACTGTATAAGTCTTTTGCAAGAGCGCATCTCCGATGTACTTTTCATTCTGCAGTATCTTTTTCAATGTTTCAGGTCTCCATTTTGCCTTGTCTGCCGCAGTTAGAATACTATCTGCCTCCAATCCTCTTGCTATCTGCAAAAGGCTCGCACCCTCAAGGTATTCTCTATAAATTCTTTTAACAATCTCAGCACCCTCTGGTTCAATCACCAGGTGCTTATTTTCATCCTTTGTATATCCAAGGAAACGATTGTGATTAATCTGCACTTCACCTTGCTGGTATCGATACTGAATTCCCATCTTGACATTTTGGCTTAATGATTGACTCTCCTGTTGAGCGAGTGATGCCATAATGGTCAATAACACTTCACCCTTTGTATCCATTGTGTTTATGTTTTCTTTTTCAAAAAATACTGCGATATTCTCGTCCTTTAACTGACGAATGTATTTAAGGCAATCCAAAGTATTTCTGGCAAATCGGCTGATGGATTTTGTAACAATCAGGTCAATATTTCCTGCCATACACTCATCAATCATGCGGTTGAACTCTTCACGCTTTTTTGTATTTGTTCCTGTTATGCCATCATCTGCAAAAATACCAGCAAGCTCCCACTCAGGATTCTTCTTGATAAAATTTTTGTAGTGTTCAATCTGAATATCATAACTTGTAGCCTGCTCATCACTATCCGTTGAAACACGGCAGTAAGCTGCCACTCGTACTTTGGGTTTGATTTCGTTACTTTTATTATTTCCGACTCTTTTAATTGCAGGAATCACCGTTACATTCTTGCTAAGCACCAACCGTTACACCTCACTTTCTATTAGACTGTATGCATATTCTGCTTGCTTGAAGGGGTTGTCATATTTCTGCTCCAGTGGTGATACCTTAAATTTGGTTGCATACTTTGTCTCATGTATATCTTTAGGTTCCCATATCCTTCCCAACGCCTCAGCACGTCTCTGTTTTTCTACTTTAGCTTTTTCGAAAGTCTTATCATCAATAATCGATGGATAGAAATCATCTCCAAGGTAGTGCCTATTCTGTAACATTCTGCCTGCAGTTGCGTGATAGCAGTCTATCCCAGCTTTTTTAGCAGCATCCATCAAGGAAAGTCCCGCTAAGTATCCTGAATATAACTCCTGTACTTTCTCTGCTGCTGTTTCATCTATCACAGCCTTTCCGTTTTCAATTCTATATCCATATGGTGTATGACCCATCTAATTCACCAACCTTTCCTTCAGCATAATTCCACACTTTAATTCAAATCCAATCTCCTCTCGTGAATATACAACAATCTGCTCAACGTATTGTTCAAACAACTCATCTTCATAAGCTGTTAGCATTTTAGATTTAGCAACAAACTTAATCAGACGATTGACTTCTTCTACTTTAATAAGATTCCCGTTGACCGAATGGGTAAGCTGTTCCTTTTCAGCTAGTAGCTTTGCACTCTCTGATGCCAGTGAATTCTTTTCTTTATTAAACAGTGCTGGCTCTAGATATCCTTTAGCCATTAAGCCCACAAGCATCTCACTCTGCTCTAAGTTGCTTTCAATTCTGGTTTCAAGCTCTTGAATTCTTTTAAAACTCTCTGTGTTGTTCTGATTGCGCAATCCATCTAACAACGGTCTTAATATGAACTTTTGACCGAAAATCAGTTTATTCATCATAGTAACAAAAGCTGTCTTTATATCATCATCTCGAATAAATTGCATGGAACATTCCGTTATCTGCCTTATGTGCTTACTGCAACACCAAGCGATATATTTCCTTGTTCCAGATGAATGAATCCGACGTTTAAAGGTACTGCCACATTCAGAGCAGATAATTTTGCTGGAGAAAGAATATCTGTTTTGGTATTTATTAGTACATTTTTCTATTCCTTTTTCCTTTGCTCTTTGGTTGATAACCTCATATACTGCATCAAAGTCTTCATGACTGATTATTGCTTCATGATGATTCTCTACCAAGTACATGTTTTTCTCACCATAATTTATGTGTTTGTTAAAATGGCTGTCTGTGTAGGTTTTTTGCAAAATAACATCGCCAGTATATTTTTCATTAATAAGAATCCCACGAATTGTTACTGCTGTCCAACGACCGCCTTTTTTTGAAAGGATACCTTTATGATTAAGGTCATGTGCAATTTTCTGTGCACTCTTACCTAATAATGACTCTGTAAATATAAACTTTATAACCTCTGCCTGCTTATGATTTATAACCATCTGACCATCAATGTTTTCATAGCCATATGGTGGATATGAAATCTTGAATGTTCCGTTCTGGAATCGTCTTTGAATAGCCCACTTGCTATTTTCTGAAATGGAAATCGACTCATTTTCTGCAAGTCCGCTTAAAATTGAGAGCATCAACTCGCTTTCCATCGATTGTGTATTAATGTTTTCTTTTTCAAAATAAATGTAAACACCATGGTCAACCAATTTACGAACCATTTCCAGACAGTCTGTAGTATTTCTCGCAAATCTGCTGATAGACTTTGTAATAATTAGGTCAATTTTCCTACTCTCACAGTCAGATATCATTCTAAGCAGTTCTGTGCGGTTTTCCTTTTTGGTACCACTGACACCCTCATCATAATAAATCCCTGCATATTGCCATTCTGGGTTTGCCTTTATATAGGTCTCGTAATGAGTCTTTTGTGCCTGTAAGCTGACAAGCTGTTCATCACTGTCTGTAGAAACCCTGCAGTAGGCAGCTACTCGTAACTTTGGCTTTAAAAAGGAATCTGTCGTATTTTCTTCTATTTTTGTTATCTTTTTCATCCTCTCACCTCCTTTTGGTAGGTCACATATTACCTCTAAATGCTTTATATATCAACGTTTTTATGGCATTATTTCTGCTAATAAAGGAGAAAAAGTTTGTCTGTTTAACTTGGTTATTTTATTTAATTCAGCTTCTGTAATCAGATCTTTTTCCAACATCTTCTTAAGAATCTTCTCTGCTTGGATATAATCAAATTCACGCTGCAACTGTCCCTGCGAAACACTTCTTCGCTTAATTTTGTTCTCAATAATTTCATCAGTAATCTTTATAACCTTTTTTTCTTCATTCTTACTCATAAAATATCACCTCTTACCTAATAGCCATGGGAACAGGTCAAAGTTGAAGTTTTATTAAAATAATTTAAATCAAGAGCATAAAAAAAAGAGCCAATGACAGAAATATCATCAGCTCAAATTTATAAATTTTTACTCATACTTTATAAAGCCCTCAAATCCTAAAATTTTTAGTCTTTTTAACATGGCTTCAGCATTTGACTTGTTGGAATAAGCTCCTATTTGCACCTTGTAATACCTCTTGACTTGAGGTGTATTTGTCTTTGCTATATTAAACGTATTAACTAAAGCATTAACATAGGCTCTTGCAATATCATCCTTGTTATCTATTATCCACTGTGCTGTTTTCGGATTGTCGTGAAAATCCGTCTCAACCAAAACTGATATAAGTCCAAGCTTTGATGGATTTTGAACCGACCCCCAAAAGTTAGACCAAGAATCTAACTTTTGGGAGGTCGGTTTTTAAATGGCAAAATATAATTTTGAATTTAAGATGAAAGTTGTGCAAGAATACCTATCTGGAGAGGGAGGAGTTGCTTTTCTATCAAAAAAATATAGTATTCCTTCTAAAAGAGACTTGGGAAAATGGATTGCCGTATACAATGAGTTTGGAGCGGATGGATTAATAAGAAAACGAAAAAATCAAACTTACTCTTTAGAATTTAAGCTCAATGTGGTAGAGTTGTATCTAACTACAGAGGTTTCTTATCAGGAATTGGCACTGTCGGTTGGAATAAATAATCCACCACTAATTACAAAATGGGTAAATGATTATCGAATCGCTGGTCCTGATGCCTTGAAGCCAAAACAGAAGGGACGGCGACCAAAAGTGGATAAGCCAAAGGATATTAAATCTAATACTAAATCAGAGAATAATGATAATTCCGAGTACCTTAAACAACTTGAAGAAGAAAATCTTAAACTACGAATAGAGAACGCATATTTAAAAGAACTGAGGAGGTTGCGTTTAGAGCAAACAGCTCTGAACAAAAAGCGAGAATCATCCACAGCCTCCGAGGATCCTTCAAATTAAAAGATATTCTCGCAATAACAGGTTTTCCTAAATCAACATATATGTATTGGCAAAAGCGTTTTGAAAGAGAAAATCCAAATCATGAATTAGAACAGAAGATACTTGATATCCGTAAGAAGCATAAAGACTTTGGATATCGTAGAATCCACGGTGAATTGAAAAAACAAGGGATGGTTATCAATAAGAAGAAAATTCAACGTATTGTACAAAAACTTAATCTTCAGGTAACTTCTTTTACACGTAAGAGCCGTAAATATAGTTCATACAAAGGGAAAGTAGGTAAAATTACGCTTAACAGAATTAATAGACGTTTTGATACGAGTATTCCTCACCAAAAGATTACAACCGATACATCTGAATTCAAATATTATGAGGTTGATGAAAAAGGAAATATGAGTATCAAGAAACTCTATCTGGATCCATTTATGGACTTATGTAATAGAGAAATCTTAAGCTATGGTATTTCTCCAAGACCATCAGCTGAGAATATAATGAGAGCCTTAAATGAGGCAATAGAGATTACATCGGATTGTAAATACAGGAGAACTTTCCACTCTGATCAAGGCTGGGCGTACCAGATGAAGGCATATGTTCATTATCTTAAAATAAACAGAATATTTCAGAGTATGTCACGTAAAGGAAACTGCATAGATAATTCACCTATGGAAAACTTCTTTGGAATTATGAAACAGGAAATGTATTATGGTGTGGTTTATTACAGCTATGATAAACTTAAAGATGCAATAGAGAAATATATAAAGTACTACAACGAGT